GTTGACGATCAGGTTGATCGTGTTCCCGCCTCCGCCCTTGCCCGCCGGCGTAACGCGCTCGCCTGCCTGGAGCATCGCTAGTACATCGGAGCCTGCGGGACCGGGGACGATGCCGCCAGCGTGCAGAGTTGGGATCGTGCTGATATGGGGGCCGTTGTAGTCGAACTTCAGCTCGGGTCCGATGGGCGGCTTCAGATCGATGTGAAACTGTATCTTGTTGATGCCCTCGATAATTGCATCTACTGCGCCGATGACGATGTTGACCGCACCCTTGACGGCGGTACTGATACCGGACCAGATCGTGCCCACCACGGTTCCCAGAGTCGAGAACGCGGTCTGAGCTATCCCGATCGCAGTGCCCAGAGCCGGGAGAACGGTGGACGTAATGAACTCGATCGCCGTCTTGATCGGCGGTAGAACGGTCTTCACGAAGGAGGAAAAGACAGGGAACAGCGTCTTCGTCAGGAAGTCGCTTATCGTCTTGAAAGCCGCGACGAGCGGCGGAACGACGGTCTTCACGATGGTACTCACGGCCGGAGCGACGGTCTTGCTGAAGAAGTCCGTGATTGTCTTGAGCGCTGGCACCACCGTCGTTGAGATGAAGTCGCTCACGGTCTTGAATACGGCCACGAGGGGAGGGATGACGGTCTTGATGACGGTTGACATCGCCGGAGCCAGGGTGTTGACAAAGAAATCGGTAATCGTCGCAATCACGGGGACCACGGTAGTCGTGACAAAATCGCTGATCGTCTTAAAAGCCGCGACAAGAGGCGGGATGACATTCTTGACGATCCAATCGAACGCCGCACTCAGCGCCGGGAGGATGGTCTGGGTGATGATGTCAAACGCCGCTTTCAGGACCGGCGGGATGTTGACTGCGATCCAGTTGAATGCTGCCGAGAGAGCCGGGATGACGGTATCGGTGACAAACTGGATCGCCGTCTGCACCGCGGGCATGACGGTCTTCGAAATGAAGTCGAAGGCGGTGGACAGTGCCGGCAGCACCTTCGCTGCCAGGTCCTTCATCACGGCGCCGATGGTCTTGAGGATGCCGAGCTTGTCTAGGACGACGATCAGCGCGGCCACTCCAGCGATGATGGCGATGATAGGCCATGTTGCCGCGAGCGTAGCGGCGGCCCACGCGACGAACGGCGGCACGACGACGGCCAGGACGACGCCGCCGATGATCCCCAGGACCGCGGCCATCTTGTCTCCGTCCGAGGTAATCGACTGAACGAATGACAGCATCGGCGGGATAACCTGCTCAACGAGCGGCATGATCGCGTTCGCCACACCCGTAACTGCGCCACGGAGCGTATCGAACATCTGCCCAGCCGTCGCCATGATGGCGGGCATCTGGGCGCTCAGTTGAGTAATGAGTGGCGAGACGGCGTCCACGACGTTCCCGAACGCATCGGCGAGAGCAGGCATAACCGCCGTTGTGATCTGATCGGTGATCGCGCCAACCTTGACCATCTCCTCGGTCACCTTCTGGTGAGCCGCGGCCAACCGCCCAGCCGGACCGGCGGCATAGGCGTCGGCTTGTCCGCCGGCGGCCTTCTCGATGTCGGCGAGGATCTGCGTCTGGCTCGATCCCTTCGCCACATTGATACCGTACTTCTTGAGGCCGGCGGTCGAACCCTCCATCGCCCGCTCGATTACGTTCTGAGCCGATGCGAGGGAGATGCCCTTTAATCTCGCCAGGTCAGCCGCATCCGACAGTTCGGTATTAGCGCCGGCCAGGTTGTGCGTCTGACCCAGGAGCAGAGCCATGCTGGATCGTGTCTCATCGGCCGAGAAACCGAGGCTCTCAAAGTGAGCGATGTTCGATTGCATCGCCGCATCGGCCGCCTTCGCCGCAGGGATATGCTGATCTTTGAGTGCTGTGGCGAACTGAGCTTCGCTGGTCTGGGCGTCCTCGTAGGCGGCGCCCGCATTGGTGATGACCCCCGTGAGCTTGCTGAGTCCTTCCTCCGCTATGCTGAAAAGTCCTAGGCCGACCCCCATGGCGATGCCCGAAAGGACGCCGCCGAACTTGCTGGCGTGGCCTCCAGCATCATCGAAGCTCTTGGAGACTTTTCCTCCCTGCGTGACCGAGTTCTTTCCAAGCTTCTCTACGTCCTTGGACGCGGATGTTGTGGAGGCGTGCAGGCTCGATGTCTCTCCGGTGATCTTGATCATGAGTTCGTCGAGGGTCATTCGCCGAACGCCTTTCGGAGTCGTGCAAGAGTCACGTTAGGGGTCTCGTCCGGCTGGCTATCCGAATGCCAGTGCGGTAGAAAATCGTTAACCGTAGCTCCGGCTTTGATGACGCCGAGCATCGCGGCGATCCGCCACAGCCCGTAGGCCACGAGCCAGTCGAGACGCTCGGAGCCAACTGGGCCGTGTATTCGTTCGTAATCCGCCAACTCGGCGAAGTCGTAGCCGCTCAAGCGACCTTGCGCTTCGGCGACCGTACAGTGGAGCGCCTCGGCGTAACGGTGCCAGTCGAGACGCTCGGGGAGTTTGGGAGTGAGGTCAGCGTCCCGGCATCCTCCTTGCTGAGGCCGGACAGTCGGGAGGCTACGTCGAAAACTCGTTCGATCGGTCCGGATGACTTCTCTGCGAGCGCCTCTACGTCGTCGTCGGTGAAGGCCCGGATGCCGGCTTCCGTGACGACGCAGAGCGAGACGAGGCGGACTCGCATCATCGCTACGAGATCGAGGGTCGCCTGACCTTGCTCTAGCTTGCCTTGCTCGTTGATGCGCGACTGGGTGGCCCATATCTCGAACTGACCGCGCTCCCTGCCGGAGAGACCGCGCACAAGGACGTCTCCGCCCCACTCCGGAACGGAGACGACTTCGGATGTACGGTCCTGGGCCGCGAGGATCTGGTCGCGTGTGAGGATTGCCACTTTCGTACCTTTCCGATCGGGCCGGGAGGTGGCAGATCGGGATACCACCTCCCGATGGTCTACTAGTTCTGAGCGACTCCGCCGGAGATGGTGAGGACGACCGAGGCCGTCTGCGCGCCGTCGTACGGAGCCTTCGGCTTGAACTCACTGAAGTAGCCGAAGCCGCTCCAGTACATCGTGTTGACCGGCGGGTTGTTGAGGATCTTGACGTTAGCTCCGACGCCCTGGTTCAGGGCAGCGAGCGCCGCCTTGACGTTCGGGTCGCCGGGGTTGTAAACGATCTCCGTGGTGATCGTGCCGTTGTCGATGAGGGCCGGCTTGACTTCCTTGCCGACCTGGCTGGTCTGGTTCGAGATGTCCGCCATGTTGCGCGAGATCGTCGGCCCTTCGATGTCGCGGGAGTAGGCGATGGGAACGAAGTTGCCGGTCTGGCCGATGTCCACGAGCCACTGAAAGCCGGGACCGGCGAAGGCGGTCGTGCCTGGCATCGTAGCCTCCTAGACCGCGTTGATCGCGAAGGCCGCGGCCGTCACGGTGACAGCCGAGGTGACGAAGTGGAGGTAGCCGTCGGCGTTCCGCCAGCCCTCAGGCCGGAAGAAGAACGCGGCGTAGGTGGAGCCGGTGACGGAGTACGTCGTGATGTCGCCGCCGCGGCCGTGGCCCGAGTAGTCGGCGACCGAGGTGAATGTCACGGTGCCGGTGACCGACGCCAGGAACACGACCATCAACGGTCCGCTGATGGGAACGGTGTTGTCGCCGGCGGCGGTGCAGGCGACGAAGGCGAAGGCCGCCGATAGGGCGACGGGCTGGCCGAGCGCCGGCCAGTTGTACGCGCCGGGGAACGGCCCGGAGACGCCGCCCGCGTAGGGGCCGGTCGGGATGTAGGGAACGAGGACTGCCATTAGGTTCTCCTATGCTTTGTGGGACTTGACGTGGAGCTCGGCCGCTTCCCGTGTCGGGAAGTCGGGATAGTTGCCGCAGAGGGAACAGGTGTAGAGGACGCCGTGGTCCCAGAACCGGACGACGACCTCAGGAGTCGCCTGCCACTCGGGGACGATGACCGGTTCTTCATCGCCGATCAGCGTTTCGGTCGGCTCGCTGACTTCGCCGGCGTCTTCGTAGGTCTTCGGCATGTCGCCTCCTATGTGCGGAAGTAGTTGAGATGCTCGGTGACCTTGAGGTCTACCGCGAGCCAGCACCAGTTACCGCCCTGGCCGAGGCCGAAGCGACTGATCCGGGACATGTGGCATAGTCCGCCGAGCTGGAAGTCGGTCCCGAAGGCACCGAGGTAGAGATCGTAAAACGGCAGGGCCGCGCGGCGGATCTGGTCGATCGTCGCCTTGGAGAACCAGAGGCGCATTGGGATCGTCCAGACCACGACGATGTCGCCGTCCTGGCTGAACGGCAGGACCTCGGGAGCCGACGGCTCGACGCTCTGGTGGGTGAAGGGGATCGCCGGCCATTCGGTCGCAGCCGCGATGGTCTGGCCCGGCCGGAGCGGGTCGGCGTACAGCTCCGTGCCCATGCCTGCGACGGCGGCGATGCCGGGAATGGTGGCAGCCTTGGCGGCGGTGTAGTCGATGATCTCGGCCAGCCTGGACGTCATCGCTTCACCGTCCTCAGGAGCGCCGCCTTGCCCGACTCGATAGTCTCCGCTGAGGCCTTGGAGAGCCAGTGGAGCGGACCGAACGAGAAGCCCCGCTTGCCGATGTTGCGGGCGATGACGAACGCCAGACCGCGAGCCTTGGACTCGTCCGTGGCGGCGAGTCGACCCGCTCGTGCGCCGACGATAAAGCCCTTCGAGGTACGGTTGACCTGCGCTCCCGTGGCGGCGGAGAGGACCGCGGCACCCTGGCTCGATCCGGTGAGCCACTGATAGATCGGCTCGCTCGGCGGCTGTTTGCCGGTGGCGGAGGCCCAGCCGAACTCCAACGGTCTACCTTCCGGCGCGAGACCGCCGTGGATCCCGACCGTCACGCTGATCGTGTTGCTGCCCATCGAAGGCGCGGAGACGGACGTACTCTGCTCGGCCCGGCCGGTGAAGTGGTGGGTCTTGAGGTTCGCGCGAGCCGCTCGCTGGATGACCTGGCCCCACGCCACCAGACCCGAACCGATACGGGCGTCCATCTCGGGTCCGGCCAGCGAACTGATCGCGGCCTCGACCTTGTCCTTGCCCACGACGACGACGCTCATCGCCACCCTCCGAGAGCGTGACCGGCGAGGTCCAGCACAGCGACGAGGAAGGGGACTCCGATGCCGGCGACGATCGCAACTGCGAGGCCCTTCCGCTGGAGGCCGGTCAGAGTAGCCGTCTGGGCGGTGGCGACCCGGTCCTGCTCCTCCTTGTGCTGAAGCGCGAGTAGCGTTGCCTTCGCGGTCGCCACCGCGGCATCCACGATCTGGCCCGTCTCTAGGCTGACTATCCGGCCGTCGATCAGATCCACCTTGGTATCGACCAGCCCGATCTGCTTTTCGACACTCACGAACCGCTCGCCCATGTCGAGCCGTAGTTGATCCACGCTGCCGATCAGGGTATTGCTCACACGGATCAGGTCAGCCGTGGAGGGTGTGCCGTTACCAGTGGCGTTCTCCTTGCTGAGTCGCTGGTCAACAGGTGGCAGCCTGCGCTCCCGTTCGGTCATCGGAACCACCCCATACGGTTGCTGTAGCGATTGAGGATGCGGCGCGACTTATCGGTGAACGCCTTGCTGACGATGATCGTCCCGAGCGGGCCGACGCCGACGGCGTCGTTTTCGCCGGCGCGGGCGGACTCGTAGGCGCGGATCGTCTCGGTGACGGCGACGTCGTGCAGGTCCGGCGGGATGACCAGGCTGTAGCCGGATAGGAACGTGACCTGGACTCCGCCATACCACTGCGGCCAATAGCCGCTCCAGGTGCTACCAGCGGACCCCACGAGAGCCTTGAGGCCGATGATCGGCAGGGTGTTGAGCGGCCAGGGGAGGTAGTCCTGTCCGAGGACGAGCGTCTGCTGGACGTTGCCCTGCTGATCGAGGAGAACGACGGAGGTGACCGAGACGGCGTCGTCGATCAGGAGGAAGTCCGTTCCGCCGGGGTAGCCCGTATATCGTCGGGAGACGGCGGTCGTGCTGGCGACGAACGACCAACCCTCGGGCTGTGCCCGCATCGCCTGAACCTCGGAGTTGATGCCGTCGGAGACGTCGACGATCAGGGCGGTGATGGTCGCGTCGAAGGAGGCATCCATGTTCGGCACGTCGCCACCGAGGCGGCTGCGAACGTCGTCCAACGTGCAGTATTGGACGGGCACGGACGTCGGAGCGGCGCTCGGTGCGGAGTAGGCCGTGAAGCCGGTCTGGAACGGCGCCCCGTAGGCGGTGTTTGCCGTCCCGCCGGAGTTGGAGAGGCGGGTCCGATACCACTGCGTCACGATCCCAAGAAGGTCCCAAACCGGATAGACGGACTGCTTGGCGACGAGCGGGATGGCCTGGATCTGGGCGTAGGCCCCGGCCTGAGTCAGAGACGACTCGACAAGGAGCAGAGCGCCCGGACCGAGAGCGGAGGCGGAGAGCAGCGCAGCCGTATTCGGCACGTCGACGTTGAAGTGGTTGACATTGTTGGTCGGCATGGCTGCTCTCCTTTCCTAGCTGGTAAACGGAAGGACTGAGAGCGTGGTGGTGACAATCAGGTTGGTCGAGGTGTTGAAGTTGACCCGCAGGAAGCGCCAGGGAAGGTAGTTAGCCTCGCCCGGCCCGGTGATCTTGTAGTTCGTGGTCGTGGCGCCGGCGATCGTGAGCTCGGCCACGGCGAGAGTCTGCGGAGCGGACGTCGCGGCGTAGGCGACGTTGTACCAGTTGCCCTGGACAGTGCCGGCCGCGTTGACGAAGGGGTTGTAGTCCATGCTCCCCTGGATGTCGACCTTGATCGTCGTGGGGGCGGTCCCGACAACGCCGACGAACGTTATGAGCCCCTGGACCCGGCCGTAGCGGTTGTCGTAGATATCGGAGCTGAACGTCGTCTTGGTGTAGTGCCCTGCCGTCGCGGAGCCGGCAGTCGTGACGTTCGTGCAGGCGCCGACGGTGAACGAGCGAGAGTCCGCGCTGACAGCCGTAACGGTGTTGACGCCGTCGATTGTGCCGACCGCGGACACCGCGCCCGTGGCGACGATGGTGACCGTATCGCCGGGTCGGAGCCCCGTGGCGGAGCCGCAGTTGAATACGGCGGGGACGCCCGGGTACGTCAGCGGGACCGAGAGGATGGCGATGTCGTAGGCGCCCGCCGAACCCGGGCCCCCGGTCACGTTGACCGGGATGGAGAACGTCGTCGGAGAGATAACCGTTACGACCTGTTGCGGGGTGACGGTCAGGAGCGGGACCGATGCCGTCGATGCGGTCCAGAAGATCGTGTCGCCGGTATTGAGGCCGTGCGGGCAGAGCGTCGTCACGATGGTCGGGTTCGCGATGGTGTTCCCGACGATGGCGAGCGAACCGCCGGGATAGACCTGGCCGAGAGTGAACGTGCCCGGACCGACCAGGGGTGAGACCGGGCTGGGAAGTGATCCGGGCATCTGTTGGCCTTTCCTTTGGAGTGCCCCGGGCCGGGGTGACGGCCGGCCCGGGGCTTAGGGGTTAGCTTGCCTGGACGCCGACGATGGAAGCGGTGCCGGCGGGGAAGTAGCACTTGAGGCACTCCCGACCGTAGACGCCGAACTCCCACTTGCGCTGGACGTTCGCCCAGTCGTAGCTCGTGTACTCGCGGATCACCTCGAGCTGGAACGGGGTCGGGACGTTGGTCCGCGGGAACGGCAGACGCTCGGAGAGCATCAGCACCGTGCCGGGGGCCAGGAACGGGTGGATCTCGATGGGGATGATCCGCGGATCGGTGAACTTGTTGCGGTAGCCGGAAGCCACGAGGCCGCCGGTGACCGTGCCGTCCGCGCCGATGGTCTGGTTCCACCGGACCGTGCCCAGAGACGTGCCGCCCTGGGTCAGGAGCTTGCCGATCGACTCGGCCTCCTGGGAGTTGACGAGCATCCGCGTGGGACCGATGCGGGCCGTGTCCCAGAGGGACTTGAGCGCCACGTCGATCTCGTTGATGCCGTTGGCGTTGTCGGTGGTGAACTGGGCGCCCTGCATGTCCTTCCAGTAGCCGCCGCCGAGGTACAGCGAGCCGGAGGTGGCGTCGCGGTACTGCGAGTTGGCGTTGGCCTGGAACTGCGGGATCAGCCCATCGAAGGACAGGGCGTCGCCGGTGAGGTCGTTGGTGTTGGGGATGTTGCCGGAGGTGGCGAGCGCCGCGAGGATGACCGGCGTGCCGTAGGTCGCGACCGGATACGTGACCGGAGCGCCGGTGAAGGTGGCGTAGCCGGCGGCGGTGCAGATCGTGACCTTGGTGCTGGTCGTGGTGAATTGGTAGTACAGCGGGCCGCCGTGGGTGTTGTTGATGTAGACGTTGTACGAAACCGCGCCGCGGAGCGCCGTCCAGGAGAAGGTCTGAGCCGTGACGGCGCCGTTGGTCTTGGTGACGAGCAGCGCCTGCGCCGCCGTCTCGTCGGGAGAGTCGGCCGTGCTATGTCCGGTGGCGCCGTTGAGGTAGCCGTAGGACGTGACCGCCGTCACCGCGCAGTCGTACTGCGTAGAGCCGGCGAATGGGCCAGCGACCCCGGCCGCGATGTCGGTGCAGCCTGCCGCCACAAAGGCGACGGGACCGAGAGCGGTGACGTTGCCGCCGAGGATCAACTTCTCCTCTTCGACCATGAGGGCCGCGAGGAGGTTGGCGGTGGCTTCGGCGCGCAGGTCCATGAAGCCCTGGGCCGTGTCCTGGGCGTCGTAGGTCACGAAGTCGTCCAGACCGAACGACTTGAATGACTGCGTCCGGTCGCGCTCGCTGGACTGGATGACCTGGTTGCGGAGACCGTCGGCGACCCCGGCCTTGAGGCCGGCGGTGTTGATGGCCGTGATGGCTCGCCACTGGACCGCGGTGGCGCCGTTCGGGGCACCGTGTCGCGACATCCAGTTGCGGATCGGGGAGAGGACGGGGAAGAGGTTCTTGGCCGGGGACTCCAAGAGCAGACCGACCGCACCCGTGGCGATCGACCAGCCCTGAGTCGTGGCCTTGGCGAGGACGTCCGGGTCACCCGGAACGCCCCGGCCGGACGAGAGAGCCGCTGCCACCGCGTCGATGGTCTTCTGGCTCACGTCCGGGCCGGTGGGGAGAGGACTGTTCGG